CCATCTCTCAACGCTTGAGTCTCAGGGTCTGGCTTTCTACGCTTGTAGTCAAACCACTTAGGAGACTTCAGAAGCCACTTAAGTGAGCTGTAGCTTAGAGCTTTGTCTAGCCCTAGGAATTGGTAATAGAATGAGTCCTCGACCATATTATCAAGGAGCTCACTCTTATCATATTGTATGTGGTCTAGCAACTTCATCTTAGAACATTCCGAAGTCTCCAGATACTCCGTTGATTAAGTTATAGATTAGGAATAAGATTCCTGACGTTGCCATTGCGAATAAACCGAAGGCGATTGTGTTTAAAATGTATTTCATTATTGTAGTATTAAAGGGTTTCGTTAATTGATTCGTAATCGTACTGCCCGTAGTGATTCTCGATGTTTACTAGTGTATTGAAGTATGTGTTCATTTTTATTTTGTTTTATAATTACAGTACAAATATAAGCATAGTTTTTAAACTACCAAACTTTTACTGTTATTTATATTGATTCTAAATAAGAAACCCCTCCGTTAAGAGGGGAATCTAATTACTGAGGGTTTTTCTCTAGGTGCTTTTGTAATAGAGCTAGAGCTCTCCAAGCGACCTTCCCAGCGTGCAGGATGCCGTCATCATCCATAGGGTCAACTGAGTGGTCTATTAAGTGTCTAACTAGAGCATCTGGCTCGTCCTGAGACTTGGACCTATCCCAGTGGAGTGGCTTGTTAGGATTATGCTGGTCATTACCAACCTTACTAACATAGCCGATGTACTTAATTGCGTCAGGAAAGTAAGATAGAACTCCAGAGAATACTGGCTGAGCTTTACGCTTTGCGTGTTTGCTTAACACTTCCTCAGCTTCCACCTCTATCTCGTTGACCTCTACTTTACCGTGCCACTGATTGAGCTCGTTGTAATACTCTGCAACCTCGTCAATGGTCTTTTCTGGGTAGTTATGACACTTATCGCACATATTACAAATAATCGAATTTAACTGCCTCAAACATAACTCCATCAATGTACTTAACGTTACCTAAATCACAGTTAGTACCTAGTTCCTCAATGATAGTAAGCTCATCGTTAGACATAGTGTCGCATCCTACTGTAGCGTTAGATAAGTCTGGATTGTTCTGGATATTGCCCTCTACACAAAGAACTCCGTTACCTCTTGTAGCTACAGTTCCGCCTCCGTTGAGGTTTCCGGTGACAACTAGAGTCACGTTCTTAAGAGTCAACTTGTGACCATTAAGGTTGACATCACCAGTAGAATAGATGACTCCGTCAGTAGCGTCAGATGGGGTAAGCTTAACGTCTCCAGTCATACCGCCTAAGTTGATAGTGGACTCACCTGAGAAGCTAAAGAGGCTAGCGTACTGAACATCTACCTTCTGATATGTAACTAACCCATCCTCACACTGTACATCCTTCTCACAAGATGTAACTAAAATTAAAACTAAAAATATTGATAAAAATAATCTCATTGTATTGAATTTAAAAATTAAAGAACCATTAACTCGTTAATCGCTGTACGCCCTCCCAGAACTACAGCACATCCGATAGCTGGCTTCTTACCAGCCTTAGCGTAAGCCATAGCGTAAGCAGAGAAGTCTATCCCACATCCGACCTGAGTTCCAAAGATACGGCTGTTAGCTCCTACATAGTACTCAGTATACGCCTGAGTATGCAAGTGTCCCTGAACTGTAGAACGCATATCTGCTCTAGCCTTTGTTCTAGCCGTTCCAGCTTCTCCGTGGATATAGTGTACACCGTCAATGTCTACAGAAGTTACAAAGTTCCACTTTGGAGTCTCTAGTACTTCCTTGTACTCTTTAATCCATTTGGTAGGAACCGCTGAGCTCTGAGCTTTACGCATAATGATTCTGTCGTGGTTACCTATTGTAACGTCTGCAACTGGGAATCTGTGATACCAGCGTCTTAGTCTATCAATAGCTAGCTCTAGCTCCTGAGCACCACCCAGTCCGTTTGCATCAGTTTCGTGATAAGAGCTGTAGTGATTGTCAATGACATCACCAATAAAAACTACTCTATTACAGTTATAACGCTCATACACCTCAACACAGTGGTCGAAGTATGAATCTAAGTCAAAGGGAGCGTGTAAGTCACCAATGACTAGAACTCGGCTCTCCTTTTGATTAAAGAACTCGAAGTTGATTTTTCTTTTACCTGATAATCGTGGTCTTATTTCTGACATATTTTATAAATTAAGTGAGGCAAACATACGACAAATAAATGACATATGCAAGCCCCACGTGAAAAAAATTAATTATACTTAAACTTCTTGTTAGACTTTAGAGCTTCCTTTTCCTCAATAATCTGAGCTACGTGATATAACTCTAAGGCAACTCTCTTGTACTTCTCAGGCTCTGTCTCATTCTTTCCAGTAGAATGTAACCACTGTAGCTTCGTGGCAAACTGGTCAGCAATTTTAGTGAGCTCTGTTAAGCTTAGCTTCTTTAACTTCTTAGTCGTTAGCTGCTTCATAGATACGCTTAAGTTCTCTTACTACGCTAGCTACACACGGAGAGCAATTAGATACAACTCTCTTTGAGTTGAATATGTCATTGTAAATTCTAACCAACTCCTTTTGCTCCTTAGATGACACTGAGTGTCTCTTTTCAGCGAAGTACTTATCTAGATAGTCATAGTCAGACTCAGACAAGTCATTGAGCTTTCTGTTAGGGAAAATCTTATTAAGGGTCTCTTTGCGAGCCTTACAGCCGCAATCAGAGTCTAGAGCCTTAGCTACAGTTTCTACTACAGCTTTGATTCCAGTAGCCTCAGTGATTTTCTCTACAGTATCACCTAGACCTTTGTTAGCAGCGTCTCCTAGAATGTCTAAAACAACCGCTTTCTTAATTTTGAGCTTCTGAGCTATCTTACCAGCTGTAAGCCCTTCATCGTGTAATTCAAATATTCTATCGTTCATAATTATCTATTATTACCTTGCCCTCTGGACTTTTGTTTAAACTTAACTTGACCTTTACTAGCGTTCTTAGAGTGAACTCCTTTTCTACGCTTCTTTGGTTTTTCTATTCTGGCTGAGTACAGCCCTCCTTTTTTAGCCATTATATTCTCCTTTAGTGAATTTTAAATAATCGTTATACAAATGCTCTGCAATGATGAGCTTACTCTTTTTGATTGATAGGTAGATAGTCTGAATGCCTAGACCACTTTCCTCAGCTAGCACTCTGAATGACTTACCAGTCTTTAAGTACTTTCTGAATAGTTCGTAGTCGAACCAGTCATCTGACTCAGCCTTCAATACCTCATACATCTTAGTCTCTAAAGACTCGATAGCTTCTATCTTAGGGTCTACACCCTCATCTAGCAACTCAAAGCAGTAGTCCATATCGTACTGGTCTCCTACGTGATTGTACTTAGGCTCTTTAACTTTCTTTAAGTCATTAAAGATGATAGAACGAAGTGCGAAAAACATATAACCTTTACTAGCCTTCTCTCCCTCTACTATCTTGTCATACAAGTCATCGTACTTAAGTAGCTTGATGTACGCATCCTGAACATAGTCCTCAGCGTAGTTTCTCACCTTGAAGTTGTTGCCAGCTAAACTCTTAGCAGCGTCAACAAAGTCAGCGTGGTGTACTGATAATAACTCTATAGCTTTATACTTCGACATACCAATCTATTGTTAAAATTATAAACGCAAATCCTAACTGGTAGTGGTAACCAGTCACACCTTCCTCTAGCTCAGCTTCACCAAAGACGAAGCCAAACATTAAGCCTTTAACGAAGCTCAATTGTACTGCGGCATTTTCGTTAGTCTGATATAAATAGACCGCTAAAAACACCAATATTAATATTCCTAATGTTAACATTAAAATTCTAGTTTAGTATCTACTTTGACAGAGCCCTCTATTACGGGTACACCTGCGACAGTAAACTGGCAATTGGCTGGCATCATTCTCATTGAGATTGGAGAGTCCATTGGTGTAGGACGTCCTCCCGTTTCTGTTTCCTTAACCTTTACCACGTGAATGTCGCTGTACATCCATCTCTCAGGATGTTGAGTGTATCTGTGAATAGAAACTACATCGTCAGCACGGTTTCCCCATTTGCCCCCTCCTTCAACGTCAGCCATTGAACAAGGTTGAGGGAATCCAGCCATTTCGTGGTCGGCTGGGTGCTTTCTACGTAGTGCTTCTGTAACACCGTGGCAGTTAAGCCACATAGATACGTTATTCTCTTTACAAAATAATCTGAACTCAGAAGCTATCTGATAGTCATATTCGTGACCTCCGACCGAGCGTAATAGCTGAGGGTCTTTAGCTAGTGAGTTATAAGGGTCTACCAATAGGCCGTCAAAGTCGAAAACTTCTTTAATCTTTTTTGCTTCGCTCATCAATACTCGAGCCGTGTAGATTTTCTCTACCAGAATGATTTTGAAGTGTTCGTTGACCCATTCGAGCTCTGATTCTATTACTGAGTCTGGTAACTGTTGGATAGGCGTAGCTGTTTTGAACTCTATAAGCTTCCGTGCAATACTATAGTCAGTATTTTCACTTGAGAAAATCAAGAATTTTAAGCCGTGCTTCATAGCATACGCTACCAATAGATACAAGATAACAGTAGTTTTACCAGTGTTGGCGTGCCCTATACATATATTAAACGCCCCTCTCTTAAATCTTAGCCACTCGTCAACCTCAGGGATGTTAAGACCTAGACCTTGTTCTATGCGGTCGTACTTAACGTCCATCAATTTTTCTTTAAGGTTTTTTACTGTAGCTATCATAAAAGAGAGGTTTTAGTTTCGTTTAATACTTTAATTAAAATGGTAAGTCAGGAGTTCCACGTCCAGCTGTAGACTGCTCAGAGGCTGTAACACCTTCCTCAACTCTGTCTGCAACCTTGATAGTTCCATCTGTCCATACTACTTTACCGTTACCGATGTAGTTCTTAGCTTCTTTAGCTTCTCTCTGCTCTTTAGTCTGAGAGATGAATGCAGAAGCGTTCTGTCCGTACTGGTTAGTATCGTCATTGATACTGATAGTGATGTTAGCCCAACCTTTGTCATTGAACTGTACTTTGTCTTTATTAAGACCTAATGTTACTAATGTAGCCATTATATTAAGGGTTTATTATTATTATTAAACTAAACTTTGTGCAAGTTTCTTTTTAACGTCTGCACTTACGTCGTACTTAGACTCGATTTGCTCTATTGAGCCACCGTCCTTAACAAACTGAACAGCTTTAACGAACGCATCTGTGTTAGCCTTTAATGCTGGCTTGCCCTTACCGTGGGTGTTGGTTGCGTCAGCGTCTGCTGTGTCGTCAATTAATAGAAGGTTACCGAGTGCATACTTTTTGCCGTAGCTAGAGGCAGAGCCGTACTGCTGAGCGGTGGCCATACCTTTTTGGTTCAAGTCGACACCTACAATAGCTGTAGCTGAATGACCCATACCACTCTCTACGTCAAAGATAGTAGCTTCTGACTTAATTACTGCGTCAGCTACTAGTTCCTCAGTTACTGAAAACATTACACTGTACTTAGCGTTGAATGGTTTTAGTGACTCTAGGATGTCCTCAGCAGAACGAAACTTATAGCCTCCGAACTTGTTAGTTCTGTTCTTAGCTACTTTAAGCTCTTGCTGAATTAGTGAAAGTTTCTCTTTGATATTCATATATTGAAATAATTATAGTGCAAATATAAGTATAATAAATTTACTGTGCAAGTTTTTTCTTAACTTTTTTTAATAAAGTCATAAAGTTCTATAGCCTCCATTAGGTAGCTCCAAGTTGCGAGCTCACGCTGTAGACCTTCTTTAGTTATCTGTAGTAGCTCATCGTTAACCTTAGTTACAAAAACTCCGTCAATCTCTTGCTGGTTTCTAAGTATACGTCTCTTAACGTCCTCTAAGTTTGCGATAACTTTATTATATGCTCTCTCTCGAGCTTCCGTTTTGTCTATCATAGTGGGATTTATTTATAAGTAAAGCAATGGCTCTAACTATAGTGGCCACACAGAAGCTAGCTAAGATACCTACTTCAAAGGCGTAGACATTATCTATAATTGTAGACAGAACTCCATACCATAGTACAGCAGTACAAACATCCCACGCGACAACCATAGTAATGACTAGCGGTAGAATAGTGTACTTAAACTCCCTACAAATGTAAGAAGCTGTAACTGTAGTAGTTACTAGCGGTATTATGTAGCCGAATCCTATAAGTAGACTCATTGTTTTACTTTGTTTGATGCAAACATACGAAAATAAAATGAAACTACCAAATTAAAATGACTGTTTCTTTTTTATCTCGTCAAGTTTATCCTTATATATGTCTATAAGGTACTGTAAGTGTACAGCGTCAAATTTAGCCACCTTGTGAGACTTCTGCATTAGTTCGTCAGCTTTATCCTGACCTAATGCTTGACCGTACTCATACTGTCTGCCATTAAGGAATCTATTGCAATATCTATGCTGAAAGTGGACGTTATCCTCATCCCATCTAGTTGAGAGATGTCTACGGCCTACGAAGTGACCAGCGTCACCTTCTGAGTAGTGAGTTTCTTTACCGCAGTCTATACACTTACCGAAGCCAGTGTGGTTATCTACGTCACGTCTACGAATGTACTCGCTAAATATCTTATCTAGCTTAGCTTTTAACGTCTTTATTTTTACTTTGCGTGCCATAAACAAAAAAACCCAGCTGGCAAAACCCCCTAAACCAACTGGGCATAAAAAAAAGTTACAAAGGGTCTTTATTTAAAAACAAGAAAAAATGGCAGTGACATATTGTCAGTAAAATAAATTAAAAAAATTGCAATATTGTCAAATATTTTTCGTAACTTTGCCTAAATTCTTAGACTAGCTTTAGTCAGTCTACTATCTGCTACATAAGAAGCTACCTTCATAGAAGTAGTGCCACTTAAGAAGTAGACTTCCTAGAAGTGACCTTCCTAGAAGTTTTCTATAAGCCTAGAAGTTACCTGAGTTCGTATCACAGGATAGATGTGCTCAAAAAAAAGAGCCAAGTTTTCTTTCACTTGACTCCTTCTGTTTTTGTTGTTTAGAGCTTACAGTTTCCGATACTTCTCGAAAGACCTACCAGCGAAGTAAGCGGTGTATACCGTAATAAGTAGAGTCTTTAGCAAATCAATCCAGCTGTTATCTACATTAAAGCTCCAGTTCATAGAGTCAGATATAGCTATGAGTACAGTAGCTACAGTTAAGAATATAAGAGCTAGCGGTCTCACGTTCTTACTTAGCCAGTTGTCAGATTCCATATCGTACCTCCAGCGGTTAGTCACATCCTCCTGAGCCTTCATATCTAATTTAACGAGCTCTAAAGCTACCTCTCTCTGCTCTTGTGTTAATTCATTAGAGTTGTCAGATAGCTCCTTAATAGCCCCTGAAACGTCTCCAGACGTGAGTTTAGCTACTACGTCTAACGCTTTGCTAAAGTTGATGCTTCTAAGGAAGTCGCCTACTCTGCTAGTTCCATTCTTTTTTTTATAATCTCCCATTAGTAAAAGTTTTCTTTTTTAGTGTAATTCCATCTAGCTTTCGTTCCTCTTATATCGTAGTGAACAAAAGTATTGTACAGTCCAAGGCCACCTTCTTTCATACAACCTTGCTCTATCAGTTTTTCTATAATTAGATACAAGTCCTCAGTGTCTATATCTTTAACCTTGATATCCGCAGCCTTAGCTAACAGATGCTGGCTTCGTACTGAGCCACCTATAGACTGATTATGCTCTGGAGTTCTGTA